TGGAGCTGGTCGATCCCGGCCGGAAAGGCGGGTGCGTGCCCCGCGGAGTTTCGCGGGCCCGGGTCGATATGTGAAGGCTGCTACGCGCAGCAAGGTACCTACATGTTCCGCAACGTACGGGACGCACAATGGGCACGATTCGCCTACCTGAAGGCTTCCCCGGATCGGTGCCTAGGGGCGATCGCCGAGTTTATCGACGGATTCGGATTGCAATTCTTCCGCGTCCACGATTCGGGAGACTTCCACAATCGGGCCGCGATCGTCCGTTGGCGTCGCGTGGCCGAATCGCTGCCGGCGTGCCGCTTCTGGTTTCCGACCAGGGTTTACCGTTTCCCCGCTTGGATTCCCGAGCTGCGTCGCCTGGCGGAGCTGCCGAACGTCACCGTACGGCCTTCGGCGCTCCGATTCGGGGATCCCCCGCCAGTAGTGGACGGATTGTCCGCCGGCACGACGTCGCATGATGCCCCGACGGATTCGGCCCGGACCTGCCCGAAGACTGCCGAACATTCCAGCTGCGGCGCGGAACGGTGCCGGACGTGCTGGACGGATCCGGCCGTTCCGGTGAACTATCTTCGGCATGGCCACACTGTCACCCCGCGGGAGCGGGCGATAGTTCTCACGGTAGGCGGAAGGGCGGTGCCGGCGTGAATCGTTCCGCCCCGCTCTTTACTTGCTACTTCGATCGGGTCTGTATCACGATGCCGGCCGCGGCCGTTGTCGATTGTTCCCGGCCCGGCCAGCCGGCCGATGATGCCGTCGCACACTGGACGCCGCGTATTGACTGGAAGGGAACGGATCCCGAGTCGATTCGGGCGGAGCTCCGAGGGTATGGTGCCTGGACGCCGGACCAGCTCGCCGACGACGCCGAGAATCGCGAGCGTATCGTGTGGATCGCGGCCAACGTTCTCAGTGACGAAGGGTATACCCGCGTTCTCGCGTGGATCGGTGCCGATGATTCGGTCCGGTGCACCGACTGCGCCCGGACCGGGGATCCGGTGTACCGGGACGACGACGCGCCGCCGGAGCTGGTGACCTGTACCGCGTGCGGACGCCGGATCCGGATCGGTGGTGACCTATGAGGCGCGCCGCGTACATTGTCGCTGCCGTCGTCGCGCTCGTCGTCGCTTGGATCCTCGCTGAAGACTAGCGGCCCCGACCGATCCCGCTCCCCCGCTCGCCCCGGTGCCCATGGCCGGGGCTTTCCATTGACCGAAACTACGGCCCCTACTTCAGACTCTCGCCGATCCCCCGCCCCCCGTCCTCGAGTCACTGCCCCCCGTCCTCGAGTCACTGCCCCGCGGCGATGCCACTGCCCGAGCGTAAACCGTTGCCCCGCCGGGATCGGCAACGGATTCGGAATCCGTTCCGGCCGTTCGGGCACCGGGGCCAGGGGGGGGAATCGCGACTAACGCAACACGTTACTGGCTTTGAGATTTTTCCACCAAATGGCCGATTTTCCACCAGACAATCAGCCGCTCCCCAACCTTGCAATCAGCCGTTCCCCACCCGATGAAGAACCCCCCGGAAAGCCGTGTAGACCTGCCGGGGGGCTGAGGAAGAGAGTGCTGGGTTGGAATGCCCGGTGCGGCCCTTTACTCCACACCGGGCTGTGTTCCCTGTGGGGGAACTGCCTTCGACCTTCACCATTGTACTGCCGCAACAGTTCTCTCCATCCATGAAATCCCGACATCGCACGTCGAGATCGCCATGGAGCCCGCTAGACCAATTCCACCCATTCCTGCCACGCCGCGTCGTCCAAGTCATCGTCTTCGTCCCCGAACATGGTCACCCCCGATCCACGTCGTTTCCGAACCCGGATCCCGGCCCTGGACAATCCTGAGCCGTGACCTTTGCCTTGTCCCGTCACATCCAGGTGGCCGGCTGGGGTTTCCTGCCGATGGCATGTTCCAGGAACCGTTCCAGTTCCTTGTCCAGCAGCCGGTCCTTGCGTTGGGAGATCTTGCGATCGACGTCCTGTGCCATCTGGAGTGCCCAGTACTGGACGGCCATGGACAGTGCGTCGAGGCGGTCATCGTGTGCCAGTGCCGCCTTGAGCCGGGTGACCCGTGACATCTGGTACATGAGTTGGTACTGGACGCCGGTCTCGGAGGACCTCGATGCGGTGCTCTGGTAGTCCCGCCGGATGGTGCCGGCGTCGATCACCAGCCGGTGCTGGTTCATCACGGGCTCCAGGGTGTCGATGATCCGTCGTTCCTTCTGGATGGAATGCCGGACCTCCTCGATGGCACAGGGGTGGACCTTGGCGAGCACGGGCTTGAGCAGCTCGGTGAACATGCCGCCGCCGAAGTTCTCCTCGACGATGACGTGGTTGACCTTCTGCCGGCGGGCGATCTCCCCGAGCCGTTCCAGGGTCTCGGCGGAGTAGCCGCCGGGGATGCCACCGGCGTCGGTGACGAACAGGAACCCATTCAGCATCTTGACCACCGCGTAGGCGGTCTCGTCGGCACCCTTGCCGGAGGGGTCGATGGCCATGACGGACCCGGCATAGGGGACCCAGTCGCCCACGAGTGCCATCGGCTTGTGGTAGCGGTCGCCGTTGAGTCCGACGCAGGGGATGTCGAGTGCCTGCTGGTCGGTCCCGGAGGCCCAGACGACCTTCTCGGGGGCGAGGTCGGGGTTGAGGTCCATGACGACCAGGTCGCGGAGCTTGAGCGGGAAGCGGTCCTGGTCGTTCAGGGACGTGTCCAGCATGAACTGGAGTGCGAACCCGGACCGTCCGTAGGAGAGCTCACGCTCGATGAGCTCGTGGTCGGAGAACCGGAGGGGATCGGTGGGCGATCCGGGTGTTCCCTCGGCGACGAGCTTGGCGAGCCGGTGTCCGTAGGTGGCCCGTTGCTGTTCCCCGGGGACCCGTGCCGGCCAGACGCGGACGTCGTAGCCGCGGTCGGGCAGCAGGTTGTAGATGCTGGACTCGGTCTGCGGGGTGCCCAGGTAGACCACGCGGCCCTTGGGCTTCAGGACCGCGTCGAACTCCTTGACGCTCTCGGCGAGCTTCTCCCGCATGGTCTGGGTCATCGAGTTGTTGGGGACCTCGATGTCGTCGGCGACGATGAGGTCGGCCCGTGACCCGGTGATCTGGCTGGTGATGCCCTTGGAGGTGACGCTGGGTGCGTGCTGTGCGGGAGCCGGTCCGACGTCGAAGGCGACCTTGGAGTATCGCTGGGTCTCCTTGGGCCTGAGGTGTGCCAGGACCGGCATCTCCTCGATAAGCCGCAGGGTGAAGGTGGAGAAGTCGTCGGCCCGCTGCTTCGAGGCGGAGACCACGAGGATGTTCCTGGCGGGCTCCAGCAGAAGCTGGTGGACGACGAAGGCCGAGGTGATGTAGGACTTGCCGACGCCGCGGAACGCCTCGACGACGGACCGCCGTGGGCCGTGTTGCAGGTACTCGGCGATGTCGTACTGGACCGGGGTGGGGTCCGGGAGCCCCAGGTGCTTCCACGCCAGGAACAGGAAGTTCCTGAAGTCGAGCAGCCTCGGGTCAGGCGAACTTCGCGACATCGTCCTCCGACGGGTCGAACGGCAGCGAGTCGGTCAGCTTCAGGATGGGACCGCCCGCCCTGGCGGCGACGTCGATCCCGTTGTCCTTGAGCAGCTGCCGGGCCACGCCCAGGTCGGCCGCGGTGGCTTCCCCGGACTCGATCTTCTCCAGCAGGCACCGGATCATCCCGGTGTGGAGCTTCTCAAGGAGTTCCTTCTCGTCCATGTCAGGTTCCACCCAGGATGGCATCCTTGCGGGCGGCCGTCAGGATGTTCTTGGAGACCAGCAGGCCCATCCCGGCGATCGTCGCGGGGTCGTCCGAGACGACCTCCTGGGCCGCCTGGGACAGCATCAGGAAGTCGGCGATGTCCTCGTCGGTCTTGGACCGGGCCCAGATCAACTTGCGTTCGACCGGGGTGAACCTGTTCAGGAACTCGTACGAGGTCCACCGGGGTGCGTCGAACGCCCAGCCGCTGGAAGGTTCCGAAGCCACGAGAGCGGTGCAACGGTTGTTGCTGTCTAGAATCGCGTAAGTCATCGGTTCACGTCCTGACTGAAGTAGAGGTAGTCCAAACGGCTTTGACGCAACGTAGTACCGTTGGTCTTACGCTTCGAGACGAGCACTCCCGTCCTATTGGTGCCAGTCGGGATGTTGTTCGAGATCGTGGCGACGGTGGCCCCGTCGATCTTGAACACCGCAGTTGAGCCGGTAGCGTCCACCGTAATCTCGAACCGTGTGTACACCTCTAGGACCGCCGCCACGCCGCTGTCCACCGTCGTGCTGCCCAGCCCGTCTGAGCAAATGCACTGCCACCGGCTGCCGTTCAGGCTGTCTGTGTACGTGAAGTACACGGCGTTCTGAAACACACCGGATATGCTGTCCAGGAATCCAAGTTCCTCGATGTACGTTTCCGTAGAGTTGCTCAGCTGGCCCACTAAGAAGTGTGACGCGGAAAACGTAACAGCGCCGTTTCCCAACGAGATCGCAGTTTGAAGTTGACTGCCGATTGCGGCACGCCCAGTCGCGGTGGTCCCGGTTCCCATATTTGCAGCACCGGTATTTTGGCCTCCGCCCGGTTGGGTAAATCCGACCGTGCCGCCGGTGGTAAATGGTGCCCACGGGACGGTGCTGTTACCCAAGAAGTCGGAGTAAACCTCGACTTTCGTAACCGGATTGAACGCCGACCCACCCGTGGCACCGATCGTGATGGCCCCGGAAGAGTTCGTGATGGTGACATTCGACCCTTGCGTGAGGGTAGCCAGCGTGTACCCGGTCCCGTTGCCGATCAGCAGCTGCCCGTTCGAGGGGGCCGTGCTCAAGTTGGTGCCGCCGTTGGCAACCGCCAGCGTGCCGCTGGTGATGGCCGATGCCGCGTGCGTGTGGTTACCCAGGGCAACCTGGGATCCCGAGGTCCCCGTGGGGATCCGCGCGATGTCCAGCGTTCCGCTGTCGATCGCCGAGGCCGCGTGGGTGTGCGAGGTCGCCGCAGCGCCAAGGGTCGTCCGCTGGGCGGCCGCGTCGGCGTCGTCGAGAAGGGCCCGGCCCGCCGCGGTGCAGGTGATCTCCTCGACGATGCCGGCATTGGCGGAGGATCGCCCGAGGATCTTGTCGGTCGCCGAGACGTTCTGGATCTTCGCGTAGGTGACGGCGCCGGGGTCGATGGTCCAGGTGGCTCCGGAAGCCGTGACGTTGATGTCACCCTTATCGCCCTCGCTGACGCCCCCGGTCCCTGACGGTGCCGCCCATGCCCCGTCCCCTCGCAGGAACGTGGTACTGTCGGCCGTGCCCGTAGCGGAGATCTTGGCCACGGTGACGGCCGCTGCGTTGATCTTCGCCGTGGTCACGGCATTCGACGCCAGCATCCCCGAGGTGACGCCGCTTGCAGCGATCTTCAGGCCCGAGGACTTCTCAAGTCCCGAGGACGACGCCAGGACGATGTCGAGGGTGTCCACCGAGCTGACCTTGCCGATGGCCAGCTGGCTGGCCAACGCGATTTCCGCACCCGTGGACTTGTCGCCCGGGGAGCCGAGCAGCCTGTTGGTGGTGGACAGCGTGATGGAATCCAGGCCGCCCCATCCGGTGGCGTCCGTCCCGTTCACCCAGTTGGTGCCGTTGTACTTCAGCACCTGGCCGTTGGTGACCGGACTCGTGATGACGACGTCCGACAATCCATCGAGGTTGCCTCCGGAACCGGATACCGGCACCCAGTTGCTGCCGTCGAACTGGAGGTATTGCCCGTTGGCCGGTGTGGTTGCGTTCACGTCGGACAGTGAGTCCAAGGTCAGCGCCACCCCGCCGCCGTTGCTCGTGGTCAGGCCGTTGACCGAGGTGATCCTGGTGTTCAGAGACGATTGCAGGTTGGTCACGTCCGCGATCGCGTGCGTGTGGTCCTTCTTGGCCATGAGGACCCGGCTGGATCCGGTGCCGACCGCGAGCTCCTGGGTGTCCGTCAGGAAGAGCGGCTCCCCCTCGGCGGGGGTGCTCGGCAGGCTCCCGGAGGTGCCGCGTCTGATCTGTAGGGGCATGTCAGTGGTTCCCGAAGTGTTTGAGTATCAATGTGACGCCGGTGGACGTGGCACCGCCCGCGAGGGCCGCGATGCCCATGAGGAACGCCTTGGAGTGTTCGAGCTCCCGGATCCGCTCGTCGTGCATCCGGAGTTGCTCTTCCTGCATCCGGACCATCCCGAGCATGGCATCGACCTTGCCCTCGAGCCTCCCGATGGCCAACAGGATTTCTTCGGTCATCACGCCACCGCGGGTCCTGTCTTGATGATGTACTTGACGTTGCCGCTGGACAGCGCCGTCAGGTTCGGGACCAGGAAGTCGTTCGGTCCCTGGGAGCCCGTGTTGAAGGTGTTGCCCACGACCGCATACAGGCTTGCGTAGGTCGTCTGGCTCAGCCCCGAGCCGTTGCACTGGACCCAGTCGGTCGGCACGGTGGATCCGGCCCACAGCATGACGGTGCCCAGGGGGATCGAGGGATCGACCCCGATGTTCGTCCTGGCGGACGTCTTGGTCGATGCGAGCTCGGCCAGGTTGTTTGCGGTCTGCAACAGGCCGCTCGTCATCGCGGCCGAAACGGTGGTCAGTGACATGGGTGCTCCTGTTTACCCGCCGCCGTAGATGCCGACGAACATGACGTCGCAGATGAAGCTCCGGCCTCCCCAGTCAGGCCCGAGCAAAGCCGTGGCAGGCATCCAGTTCTTGTATTGGCCGGATGAGGGGATCGAGGCACCGCCCGGCCCGGTGTAGGGAGTGGTTCCCGAGCTGCCCGCGTACACGCTGAACGCCGGGTTGATGAAGGTGTGCTGAAGCAGGATGTTCGCTTCGTTCGTGCCTCCGGAAACCGGATTCCCCCCGACCAGACCCCCATCAGGGAACATGTGCCAGTGGCTCACCGAAGCCTGCAACGGCGGCGCGCTGTAACCGGAAGTCGTCTCGGCCTGGAAGTCTCGATAGACACCGTTCAGCCATTGCCCGACACCCATAGCCCCCGCTTCCGGATAGGTGTCCTGTCCAGCCCAGGTGTTCGGCCATGCGGAGTGGAACGGGATGGTGACCAGTCCCCCTTGGGAATCTCGTATCTGGGGCAAGCCGTCGATGCGGATCTGGGCCGGATAGCCACTAAAGAACCCCGGAATCTTCGTCGCGTCGATGACGGATGTCGTAGGTGCGGTCGGCTTGTTCAGGGCGATGCGGCCCCACACGATCGTCGTCAGGCTGCTTGGATTGGTCCCGAAGGTCAATGCACGTCCGTACTGGACGAAGTAGGGGTTCGTCACGCCGGTAGCGAGCGGCAGTTCCTTCTTCATCCAGACTGGCGACGCCCCGCTGCTGATGTCGTTCGGGTACCACGTCAGCGTGAACCTCGGGGTGAACGAGTACCAGCCTTGTACCTTGGTCCCGGCGATGCCGGACGTCGCCACCTTGTCCGTCGTGATCGCATTCGGTGCGATCCTGTCGGCCGTGACCGCCGAGAGCTGCAACATCGCCGTGGTGACCGTCTCGTTCACGCTGCGGGCGATGCCGAAGTTGCGGACGCGGATGTTGGGCGGCTGGTTGGTCCCTGGTGCAGGTGGTGCCGTTCCAGTGAACGTGAGGACGCCTGCCGAGGTGATCGTGTAGTTGGTACCGGGGTGCTGAAGGACACCGCCTACCTCGACGAGGAACATGTTCGCCTGGGTGGCGTTCGGGGTCGGGTTGGTCAAGGTGAACTCGGTCTGCGACCCGGTGCCGCTGAACACCCACGCTTGCGGATCGGCGACCGGGGCACCGCCGAGACCGCCGGCCAGGGACAGCGCATCGACGTAGTCCTTGGTGACGGCATCGGTCCCCGCGGTCGGTGCGGCGACTTGCGAGATCCGGATGTTCTGCCCGAGCCACGCGGTGTCGGTCGAGTTCTTCTGGAAGGCGTCGCCGCCCTTGTCCGCCGCTTCCTGTGCCAGGAAAATCGTCTGGAGGTTGGCCGCATCGAGGTCGGCTGCGGTCAGCACGGACCCGTCCACGAAGTCCACCACGCGGCCCGCGACGGTGCTCGGGGTCTCCCGCTGGATCCGCACCACCGATCCGCTGGCCGGTGCGTTGGGGACGAACGCGACCGTCCTGGCCGATGCGTCAATGGAGTAGGCCGAGGTCGCCTGCAACGTCCCGTTGACGTACACCTTGATGTGCGACAGCTGGAGGTAGCCGTCGATCTCGCTCCAGGGGAATGAGTTGGTCGTCCCGTTGGACGTGGACTGTTGGTAGCTCTTGGGCATGTGTCACCGGACGAGTTGTTGCAGCTGGTCCATCGGGGTGCCGGACCGGAGGGCACGTCGGTTCGACTGCTCGATGCCCTCGGCCTCGCGCAGCTCGGGGCTCTCGGTCAGCAGCTTCCGATAGGCCGCTTCCCGGTACATCGAGATGATGGACCTGAGCCGTCGGACCCGTGGCGAGTCGTAGTCGTCGCTCGGAGCCGGGCTCAGCTTCTGGTAGTTGGGATCGGCGATGAGCCGCTCCAGGGATTGCCGCAGGGTGCGGCCCCCGATCCGGACCTCCCCGTGCAGTTCCATCCAGCGGTCGTAGGCTTGCTGGCCCGACGACAGGCTGAATGCCGTAAGGTCTATCGCCCCCCGGGCCTCGCGGGGAGGGGCGAATCCGTGGCCGACCTTGGCGAACTCCTGGAGGATCTTGTCGGAGTTGACCGTGGTGTAGGTGAAGGGCGACACCAGGTCGATCCCGACCCCACCGGCACGGGGCCGCTTGACCGGGTCCCCGAGGATGTTCCGCTGCGGGGCCAGCCCCTCGGCAAGTCCGGGGATCTTGTTCCGCACCGCATCCACCATGGTGCGGACTTCCCGCATGACGTCGTCGTCGGCCACGCCCATCTTGGCCTGCCCCATCGCACCGCTGAAGGGCACGAGCGATCCGGCGTAGTTGTTCACGACCGTCTGCGCATACTGGTCCGGGTTGCTCAAGGCGTTGACGAAGTTCGTCATTCCGGTCAGGTACGACTTGTTCGTGATGTTCCGGGCGATCGACAGCAGGACCGTGTAGACGCCGTTGCTCAGGTTCTCGTCGGCCTTTCGTAGCTCGTCGTACTGGTGGGATTCCACGAGGTCCGCCACGAGCCCGATGACCGTCGAGAATGGGTCCATGCGGCGGTAGCTGACCCACTTGTCCCCGACGCGGATCGAGTACGGCTGCCATCCGGCCTGCTCCATGGCCCGCCGCTCTTCCTTGTTCTTAGGCCCGTTCCCCGAGATGTTTCCCGCCAGTGCATAGGTCGCGATGAGCCCGGTCGATGCGGTGGCGAACGCCAGGCGGCCGGCGAGATCCGCACGCATCCGCGGGTTGGCCGCTTCCCGTGCCGTCTGGTTGAACAGCCGGCGGGCGTTGACCATGCTGCCCGGCAGCGTGCGGGCGATGGCGAAGTTGATGAGGTTCGTGGGCGTGCGGACGAACGGGAACAGGAAACGCAACGCGGGCAGGTCGTTGGCGGCACGCTGGAGGTGGAAACCGCCCCGGCTAAACCAGCTCGCCGAGTCCCGTTCCAGTGGCGTCTGGAACGTGGCGGTGCGTGCGAACTCCAAAGCCCTGCGGCTCAGGGCACCGAGCGCCGGATCCCAGTTGTTCGTGTCCGCCATGTAGCGGGCCACGAACTCGGGCACGCCGTCCGGGGCGATCGAGCCGTCGGAGACGGCACGGGAAGCGGCCTGCTGGGCACGGGCCAGCACGACGCCCTGTGCATACTGCTGCCCGTCCTGGATGGTCCGCTGGAACGTGGTCTCGACCCACTGGGCGGCCTGGGCGGCATCGCCGGGGAAACGCCGCATCGCTTCGGAGTACAGCTCGGCCCGGTACGCGGCCCGGTAGTTCAGCTGCTTGAAGAACTCGTCCTCCGCCTGCAACAACCGGGTCGGGATGTTGATGACCCGTCCGATGTTGTTCAGGATCCCCTCCGCCCTGCTGCCCTCGGCCGGTGCGACCCGCCGCAAGAGACGCGACTGCCGCATCCCGGCACCCGAGATCGCCCGCTGGTTCGTGTCGTCGCGGGTGCCGATCGAGTCGAGGATCGGACGGTCGTCGCGGAACGACTCGCGGGCGAGTGCGAAAGCGTCGCGGAACTGGGACAGGGCGAACCCGATCTGCCGAAGGGAATCTTCAGCGGTCTGCCGGTCGCCCATGATGGCGGCGCCGAGGGCTCGCTCCAGCGGCAGGTAGACGGCCGTCAGGGTGTTCGCGGTCAGGTTGACCGCGTGGGTCAGCGGTCCGCTCAGGATCGAGTTCATCCAGTACTCGACCAGCGGGTTGCCCCGTCGGGCCTCACGGGCGGCCCGGACCGTCCGCATCGGGTCGGCGACGCCGATCTCGACGATGCGGTTGATCCGGTCGAGGATCGCCTCGCGTCCGCCGGCCATCTCGATGATCTCGCGGGCGATGCGGGCGGCCACCTCGGGGTTGGTCAGCGGATCGACCTCGGGAGTCGGAACAGCTTCGGGAGCGGGTGCCACCTCGGGGGGAGCAGCCGCTTCGGGTGCAGTAGCGGCGGCTTCGGGAGCGGGCGTCTCCGCAGGTCGAGGGGCGGCTTCTGGAGCCGGCATCTCGGCGGGACGCGGGGCCGCCTCGGGCATCGGCATCGGTGCCGGTGCAGGAGTCTCCGCAGGACGGGAACCGGGCGTCGGCAGCTCCGGGAACAGTCGGGGGTTCCGGTTGTACCTCGGGTTGATCGTGACGCCCTTGAAGTTCAGGGCACGGGCGACGGCGGCCTGGTTCTGCTTGGTGGCAGCTAGTAGGAGATCGCTGCGAGACTCGAGGGCCACGAAGTTGGCGAGCTCGACGTCGGTCGCACCGCCGGTCGCAATCCGCTTGGCACTTGCGTGCAGATCGCTCGCGTAACGCGAGGCGGTGATGCGGACACCCTCGGCGAACTCCAGGAACTGCTGGAGGTCGTAGTTGCTGAGGTGACCACCTTGGACAGCACGCCGGAAGTCATCGGCCGAGGACCGTTCCAGCATCCCCTCCAGCTCGTTGGCCTTCTCGGTGGCCCGGGCCATGAAGTCCTCCCGGGTCATGCTGCGGTAGTTGACCTCGGGACGGCGGGAAGCCATCCACCGTGCGGTCTCCTCGACCGTGGTGAACCGGCCCCAGTTGATCGGTGCGTCCGGGTCTCCGCCCGGCTTGCCCAGGTCGGGAGCCGAGCTCGGGGTCTGGCGGGCGTAGGGGCTTTCCTCGGCCTGGAACAGGGGCAGGCCCTTGGACAGGACCGACTCCTTGAGCTCCTTCGTCAGCGGGAAGTAGGGCTGGGTACCTAGATCTTGCCTGGTCGTCTTCAATACCTCTTCGCCCAAAGTGGAAACAGCTTCCGCTCTAAGCCGTTGCTTGGCCTCGTCCAAAGACTGCACTTCGGCGAAAGACAGGCCTCTGGATTCAAAATCGAGATCGCTGTACTTCCCAAACTGCGCATCGCTGACATACATCCGTCCGTTATGGGTGATGACCGCAGCCAGCACGTCGATCGTCCCCATGGCAACGGGCGAGTCGTCGGTGTTTACGTCGAAGAGCTTTATCCACTTGAACTCGATCTGCTTGGCAAAGTCAACCGCATCCTCGTCTGCCTCAAAATAGGTAGACTGAGACTCATACTTGTCTCCATAGTTCGGGTCCAACTTGTACCTAAAGGCATCAAGCATCCATCGCTCAGGACTGTCTCCTTCCCACACCCTATCCTCGGAAGGAATAGAGCTTTCCTCGATTGCCATGCCCTTCATTTCGCTGGCAGCCTTGCTTCGCTCTTTGAAGTCCACCTCCCCCACCCTGGCCCCGAACTTCTTCCCGATCTCCTTGAGCTGCTTCGGCAGGATCGTCTCGTAGTGGACCTTGTAGCCCTGCCCCTCGCCGAGCGAAAGCGAGTCACCTTTGAAGACGACGGACTTCTCGCCGGCCGTCAGCCGCTCCATGGCCTCGTTGCCCATCTTGTTCCCGAGGACCTCGGGAAGCCGCTTCCGGCCGAACTCTTGACTGAAGGTCTGCGACTCACCCTTGAATCCAACGACAATGGCCGTTCCACCCTCAATGTCGGTTCTGTGAGGCCGCACCTCAACCCGGTCGAAGTTCTCCTCCAGCAGCTTGCGGTACCGATCCGACTGCTGCTTGCCGGTCGTCCACGCGATGCCGTCGTAGCCACGCTCGGCGGCCCACGCGACCATCCGCTTCATCGCCAGCCCGGTCCAGGCGTCGGTGGACTTGAAGGGGGCGTCGGAGATCATCATTTGCCTGACAGTCTTCAACTCTGCTTCCGCGATTTGCCGCTTGATCTTCAACTCTAAAGCTGCCCGCGAATCCCCTCCGGCCTCCCATTCTTCCCGCTCCTTGTTAGAAAGCTGCCAATTGTCTTGCGGGTAGAAGTTCTTGCTCACCGCATTTGGACGGCTGGGGTCGTCCCAAGTCACGTCAAGCCGACTACCCATCCAGCCAGTTTTCGCTTCGTTCAACTTCAGACGGTCCGCCAGCGACTCGACAGTCATGTCGCTGGTGTACCCCTTCTCCCTGCCCTGCTGGTGCCAGTCGCTCTGGAGCTCCTCGATGAACAGGATCTTCTCGCCGTTCGGCCCGGTGCGGTCGTTGAAGCGGACGTGGGCGAGGACGTTCGACTCGTCCCAGTGGGGGCCTTTGAATAGTGCCGGGGCTTCTTCGATCGCCTTCAGCCGTGCAGCCTGTTCCTGTAGGTATCGACCCCGATATCCACCGTTCCTGTACACGGACCAGCTGAAGCCAGAAGCCTCCTCGTTCCGCCTGATCTCGATCCCTGTCAAGTCTGGATGGATCAACCGCTCGGGATCATCCGGCCTCGGGACAAACCCCGCCGGATCAACCGTTCCCCCGAATCTCAACAGCAACTCTCGTTGCTCCGTCCCGCCCGGAACCACCAACCGCTCGGCTTGGTAAGTCGCCCACTTCGCCGGATCCTTCAGGGTCTCCGTGACCGTCACCGGGGTCATGCGGGCCCGAACCTCGTCGAGATCGACCTTACCGCCCGCCTTGAGCACATCGTCGATGCCCGACCAGAACATCTCCTCGTCCTTCACGCCGGCGGTCTTCAGCATCCCCCGGAGCTGGTCCGCGGTCATCTTCCGCTGGGGTGCGGAGTCGATGGTCTGCTGGAGCTTGGAGTAGAAGGTGCCGAGCTGGCGTGGCTGGTCTTCGGACTGAAACAGGGTTACACAAGTTGGCCGGGGCTTTTTCGCCAGGTCAAACGCCCTTCGTTCCATGTCGGTTGCCCTTGCCACCTCGATGGCCGGCATCTTCCGATAGGTGCCTTCGACCCACTCCTTGGCGATCTGCTCGTACCGTCCGTAGCCAAATGCTTTCTTGATCGCCAGAAGCATGTCAGCCACGAGCTTGCGGGCCATTCCGAAGACGGATTCAGTGTCCTTGCTCAGTTCAAGGCGTCGCTCGGTCGCTGTCGTCAGGTTTACGACGGCCCACTCGTCCAAGTTGGTGAGCGAATAAAGGGTCTTCCAGTCAATTTCCCCTGCGTCGAAAGCCTTTTTGACCTTCGGGTGCATCGCATTGGGAGGAAGCCGAAGATCCGTGATCTTCACACCGAGCTTCTTTGACCACCGGTTGACCGCTTTCTTGTAGTCCTCCATCATCTCGCGAACGGTGGTGTCGTCCAGCCTGGTGCTCATGGCGTGCCAGACCTCGTGGACGAACGTCGTTCTCAGGTGATCGCTGTTCTGGCCTCGGGCAATCGTCAAGAGTTCTTGAAAGAAGTTGTATTGACCCGCAGGGCCGTTCATCTTCTTGAACCGCATGGCGATGTTCTCGAAGTTCGCCATGCCGAACCTGTTCATCAGGTCTGTGGCGAACGCCATGTCCTCGGCCGTCATCTCCGTCCGCAGACGAAGGCCCATTGCCATCTGCGACATCATGGATTCGGGGCCGCGTGCCCGAACGCCGCGTTGTGCCTTGCGTGCCGGACCAGTGCCCCCTGTTTCCAGCCATCCTTCGGGAACCCGCGATTCCGCCGTGGCGTCCTCGGGCTTGATCCCGAATGCATCTTCCATCGCCCGGACGGGATCGGCGTCCTGGAACAGGATGTTCGGGTTGTCAGGATCGAAGGTGCCGCGGTTGCCGGTGGCGGACTTGATCTGCTCAGGCTTGAAGGCGACCCAAGAGTCGTTGCCCGGATCTTCAATGAGATTCCTATAGACAAGCCCGTCGTATCCCGCCTTTTCAACCGCTTTGTACGCGCCTTCATTCCTCGCCGTGTCGAGATCGATCTCAGTGAGCTTCCCCTCTTTCTGCGAGCGAATGATCTCGCCCAACAACGACGCCTCTTCCGAAGCAGCGGCGTCTGATACCCGCAGCGGGTTCTTGATCGAGAGGTAGACGGGATAGACGCGAAGTCCGGGCGTGTGTTGTCCGTAGTACGCCGTTGGGCTCTGGTTTGAGTATCTGTGCTGCGCGGCTTTTGCAGTGCCGAAGTGACTATTGGGCAGGAACTCCGAGAACTCCTCGAATCCGTCTCCATAAGCAGGCGACATGAACCGGGCAGGCTTTCCGTCCTTATCTACAACCGACGCGGTTCCGTGATACACGACCAGCGGCTTCCCCTCGGGATCGGCGACCTTGCTGCCGTCGAAGAACTGCTTGAACTCCGGCGTTTCCGTCTGGAACAGCGTCCCCGCACCACCCGCCCGGGACGCCCCCATCGCCTGTGCGAGCTTCGGGTTCACTCCCGGTCCCTGGTCCAGCATCTTCCCGAGGATGTCCTTGACCTGCTTCGGGGCCGCATCGGCGATCGAGGACCCCTCCAGGTCGCGGTAGATGTTCCGCATCCAGTTGGTCAGAGAGCGGAAGGTCCGCTCCATGCCACGCGGTGCGTTGCCGTCGTAGACGTACCGCTCGATGGCCCGGGCGTACTTCTCGTCTGCCGCCACGTTCCACCCGTTGCGGGCTCCGGCCCAGTCCTCCAGCATGAGCCGCTCGACCTCGGAGATCCCGCTGATGGCCGGGCTCACGCTCGGGTCGAGCAGTTGCCGGCGTGCGACGTGGGCCAGCTCGTGCACCACCGTCGAGATGTCCGCCTTCGAGAACAGGGCGACGATTGCCGTGCCGTCCTGGATGAAGTGCGACAGCCCCTTCTTGCCGACCGGGCTGGCACCCGCGGCCAGGGTGATCTCCGTGGCCACGTCCTCGCCGGCCAGCAGGAGCTTCCGCCGGTCGAGTCCCTGCTTGTCGATCAGCAGGTTGGCGACGTCGGCCTGGTCGTCGGTCAGGTTCGGGGCGATGGTCCGCAGGGTCTCCCGCTGCTCGACCCGGATATTGCCGTACTCCTCGGCGACCGCACGGTCGGCGTCGAGCCCGACCGCCTTCGCCCGCGAGCCGGCCCGGGTGACCCGAATCAGGTTGAACAGTCCTTCGGTCCCGCCGGAGATGAACAGCCCCTCCAGCATGTTCTTGAGCCGTCCCTCGATCTCCCCGTCGTCCTCGCCCGCGGCGAGATAGGCGGTGACCGGGTTCTGCAAGGACGGGAACGACTCGACCAGGTTGGACAGCCGCTGTTCGTTGCCGTCGAACGAGACGAAGTCGGCGAACGCGGAGTTGAAGACCCCCTGCTCGATGAACTTGCCGCCCTTGCGGATGGCGGTCCCGTACTTGGCGTACCTGTCCGCCTTCGCGACGTTGCCCGAGAACTTGGCGACCCGGGCCGCGTCATCGACCCAGGTGCCGGCCTTGGCCACCGCCCCGGTCAGCCCGGTCAGCTTGGCCGCCTTGGCCCCGACGCCGAGACCGCCACCGAGGGCGAACCCGACGGAGAAGCTGGAGGCACCCTCGACGAACGAGCCCAACATGCTTTCGGACTCGTCCATGAGGCCGAAGCGGTCATCGACCACCTGCTCGCCGAACGGCAGCCCGACGAGGTTCACGATGTCCGAGGCACCGCCCAGCAGGCCGCGGGGGATCGCCAGGGCCGCGTCCGAGGCGTAATCCATGGCACCCCAGTCGGGCTTCTGGATCTCGTCCTGCGACATGCCTCCAGATGAGGAACGGACCCCGCTCGGGGCAACCAGCGATGCGAATTGACTCATTGTTCGGTTCCGGCTCCGGATTGCTCAGTCTTGTTGTCAGGCACGCCAGGAGCGCTTTGGCTCAGTGGCGGGAAAGGTCGTGACGGCCCCTACTCGACGGGCCACATGGGTTCAATCACGCCGGGTGCCCTCGTTGTCCTCGTTTCGCGAGGAAGCGGCGGGGCCGCCGGCTCTGCTGGGGCGGTCTTGGTGGTCTTCGGTTTCGGCGTGCGGCCCGCGATCAGTGCGGCCTGTAGGTTGATGAGGTCGGCCACGCTCTCGATCGGGTGATCCTTGCGGACCCTCTCATAGACGGCGTAGATCTCCCGGGTGTCGATCGCACGGTCGAGGTCAGCCTGGTCCACGAACAGCTTGAACACCTGCGGGTTCCACTGTGCCGGCGTGAGGGCCAGCCCCTCGGCGGTCTTGCCGGAATCCCGCTCGGTCTTGCTGTAGCCGACGATCATCTTCGACGCCCAGTAGGAGCGGGTCATGCTTTGGTCGGCAGACCATCCGGCCGTCATTCGCGCATCAGGATTGAAGCTCGACTGTCCCGGGGTTTTCATGAGACCGTACGTCATCACGCCCGCCTCGGTGAACCTCAAGTCCTTTTCCATGTCCCGACGCATCCGGAGTCGGTCGATGTTGGCGAACGCCGATCGGTTCAGTGACTTCAACGCCGTATCGAGCTTCTGTTCGCTCTCAGGCGTCGCGGCCTTCTTGTAGTCCTGTGCGGCCCTGACCGCATCGGCAAGGCGGCTTTCCTGGTCGAGGTTCGCGTCGAACATCCGCTCGAACCAGCCGGAAGCCATCGGGGCCTGTAGCCCGGGTTCCGCAAGCGAGACCAACGATGCATCGGCCTTCTTGGATCGGTCGTATCCCCGCTCCCGGACTTGCATGGCCTGCATCCGGTCGGGAGGAACCGCGGTCTCCAGCTTCATCTTGCGGAGGGATTCAAGAGACCCGAACTGCTCGCGTACGGTGTCCAGCACCTCGGAGCTGCCGCCGTTGTCCCATGCGTCCATGATCTCGTCGGTACCCAACCCGGACTCGATCTGCGTGTCGAACCACTGCCGGGCCCTGGCCGCATACTCGGTCCGGACCCTCTGTGCCACCTTGAGGTAATCGGGATTCGTGCCGCCGCTCAGTGGGTCTTGCAGTTCCAGCCCCATCTCGGCCGCGATGATTTTGACGGCATCCGGGATGTCCGTCCCATCCACCTGAGTCTTCATCACGTTCGGGTAGAACGTCGATCGGTCCGACTTCCCGAGGATGTCCTTGCTCTGCTCCCGGGCCGTTGCCACACGCTCCGTGACGAACTTCGAGAGCTGCTTGTTCATCTCCATGGACCGCACGAGCGGGTCCTGGATCGCACGCAGCTCGGGGTCGCGGGAGATTCGCATGGCCTCGTTGACGACATCTTGATGGATTCCGGTGGTGATCCGCTCCAGTGCAGGTCGCTTGTCCGGAGAGATCAATTGCCGGTCGATCCCGGTCCACGCCTCTCCGTCCACGAAAGAGCCCATCACCGATTTCAGGTGCAGGTCGAACTCCTTCGAGATGTCGGAGATCCCGTCTGAGAACTGCACCAGCTCGGCGAACTGCCCCCTCGTGATCCGGCCCGAGTTCCGCTCCTCGACCAGCATCTTGAACCGCTGGTCCGGAGACAGCCGTTCCAGTATCTGGCGGAGGTTGAAGGCGTAATCAGGGTCAGCGGACAGTTCGTCCGAGGACAGCCGATCCCGGTTCAGCGAGCTGGCATCCTCACGGGCCTGCTTGACCACTTCGCCCCTGATGGCGGACCGCAGGTTCGGGTCGAGATCCGCCATGAGCTCGTCGGCCTTGGCGATCAGCTCATCCCGGTCCGGGATGTACGTTCCGGTTTCCAGCCACTCGTTGATCTTCCGGCGGACAGCCACGATGGCCTTGGATTCCTTGGCGGCCGACGTGGCAAGCGACTGTTCCTCGATCTTTCCGATGATGTCGATCGCGTCTTCCAGAGTCGCCCGCACCGTGGCGTCGAGCGGGCGGCCGTCGATCCCCTCGTCAAGTACCTCCTGGATGAACACGGCCGCACCGACCTCCCCACGGCGTGCCCGGATCCTCGCTTGGGTTATCAAGGCAGTTGCCACCAGGTCCTTGCCGCTCCGTCCGGTCTCCCGGTAGTACCGATTCGACAGGTCCGGGATGGCCTTCTTGAAAGCGTCGTATCCGCCGTCCTCCAGGGCGTTGACGGCCTCGTTGACGAACTGCCGCTCGTGCTCTTCCTTCGTCTTCTTGACGTACGCCTGCCCGACCTTGTACAGGAACACCGGGTCGATCTCCGACCGGGTCGCTTCCGCGGCCTTGCGGGCGTAGTAGCTGTTCTGCGGGATCGCCGTGGACGCCTGCGCATAGATCTCCGCCATCCGCTTCTGGGCGTAGTCGGCGGGCCGGAGCTGGCCGTTGGCGTCGAGTGGGTTGGACAGGTCCTCGAACTCCTGCTCCAGCCGGCGGCTGTACTGCTGGAGCACGGTGTTGCGGCCGTAGGACTCAAGCAGCGACTGGGCACGCCAAGGGTTCAGGCCCCCGCTGTCCTCGATCGCCCGAGCCACCTTCTGCTGACGGACCTCTCCCTTGGCATCCGGCAGGCCGGCGACCCGCTCACCCTCGATGGCGCCCTCGACGCCCTCTCGCTTGGCGACCGACTCGATGATCGAGTCCGACAGGCGGGCCAGTCCCGGGACCAGCGAGCCGAGACCCTGGGCGACCTTCAGGAAGTCGTTCGGCTGCGGCCGGTAGAACATGTCCACCGGCGAGGCGACCGGCTGCGTGAATCGCTCCGGTGCCCCCTCGGGGTTGATGCGTTGTTTGGCCATGTCAATAGTCTTCTGCGGGCCGGACGTTGCGGTTCCACTGGATGCCCAGTGCGTTGGCGAAGTTGGTGTTGGCCAGCACGTTGGCACCGGCACCGAACGATTCCATGCCGACCGCCCACGGGTTCGGGCCGGTCAGCATCCGCCCTCGAGTCTGTGCTTGCAGACCCCGCTTCTCCATCTCCAGCTGGTATGTGCTCGACAGCACCTGCCGCTGGGTCCGGTCCACGAACTCGAGTTCGCGTCGGCGGTAGTCGGCCATGATCGCGTCGAGGGACTTGCCCATGACGCCGGAATCGGCTGCCGAGGCGAACGAGGCCGAGCTCGCCTGGAGGGACCTTCGGGCGACCGCGTCGATCTCCTGTGCCGCACGGTCACGCTCCTGCTGCTGACGCAAGGCGACCTGCTGGAGGTTGACCTGGTAAGCCTGGTTCGCGGTCTGGTTGTTGGCGTCGGCGAGCTGCTTCTGGCCCCTCGCCTGGATGATCGGTGTGGCGATGGCCCCAGCCAGGGTCATCCCCGCCAGTGCCGTCGTGATCTCACACATGTTCCTTGGTCCTGATGAAGTGAATGAACATCTCGCCGTTGACCCCGATGGGGCGTTCCACGCCGAGCCTGAACCCGAGCCACCGTAGCCACCGCAGGTGGAGGGTGTTCCGCGAGTCGGCCCAGTTCCAGAGGATCGGGGAGACCGCGTGCAGCGCGTTGATCCACGGGGCACACCCCCGCAGGAAGCGAAACCGGATGCGTTCGATGCCCGGGGTCCCGAGCAGCCACACGGCACCGTTCGAGCCGGCACCGAACATCCCCAGGGCGTCGTCGCCCTGCCGGATCGTGTACACGGCCTCGCTCAGCTCGATCGACCCTCGCAGCGCCGTCTCGGCATCCACCCCCAACGCGGCCACCTCCGCCCGGTCTGCCGATCTCATGTCCGTAAGGACACGCTTCCAGTCCCCGTCACGGACGACATCGACGTATGCGTCAGACACGCTGGGTCCTCGCGTCGTAGGTCGCCTCGATCTCGGCCCCGACGAACGCACACGGGAGGTGCGAGTCCGAGGTGAGCTCGATGACCGCCTCGTCATTGCGAGCCAGGATCGGGATGCGGAAGCTGCCGCTGTCGATCGTGATGCCGTGGATGATCGACTGCCCGGTTCCCAGCAGGTTCCCGGTGTACAGGCTCTCGTAGGATCCCCCACCGAACCGCTGCGTCACGGTGGCCTTGAAATAGGCCGAGTTGGCGTACCGGACCGACATGTTCCTGAGCTGGAGCCGCCCCGTGGTGATCGAGGTGCCGGTCCGCTCCTGGTCCTGCCGGAGGTACGGGATCGAGAAGCGGTAGCGGAAGTCGTAGGTCTCCCCGACCCACACGGGCCGGTCCATGGCGTTCCCCGAGATGACCATGGTGGAGCCGGACGCGGAGACGACCCTGAACAGGTAGCCGCCTTCGCGGGTGCTGACTAGGAAGTTCAGGTCGATGTTCGCTGAGTTGCCGTCGAGGTCCAGTGCCGGCTGCGACCAGTTGGCACCGAAGTCGTAGTCCTGGCTCTGCTCGACCGCCTGGGTGACCGCCCGCATCCGGGCGGAGTTGTGGACGTTGTACGGCAGGTTCAGTGTCGTCTGGTTCGTCGTCGCGTTGTAGGTCTTCGAGGTCGGGACGGTGCGGCGGTCGAGGGCGGCGACGAACTTCGATTGCGGGTCGGCCCGGTTCGGCTCGACGGTCATCTTCTCCAGGAACAGCCCCTGCGGCCGCTCGATGACCAGGTACAGGGTGGACTCGATCCAGCTGGCCCCGCGTACGAAAGCCCCGGTGAAGGTCCATGAGCTCCAGCTCGACTGGGCCCGGTCCCGTCCGATGTCCAGCCACTTGTAGACGTACAGCACCGACGGGTCGTAGTCGGTCATGGCGACGACGATGTTGTCGTGCGAGGACCCCACCAGCTCCGTGACCTTCCCCTTGATGTACTTGGGCACGTTCGCCGAGATGTCCGGCGACAGCAGGAGTGCGGTGTCCTCGGCGTTCGCGACGACCTGCCGGACCCCGCTGTGGCCGCCGCGGTCGAACCCGTAGTAGATCTGCTCGCCGACCAGGATGGGGGCGGCACCCGGCAGGCTCTCGTAGCTGCCGACCACGTTCATCAGCACCGACGACGGGGTCAGCACGTTCGGTGCCGTCAGCACGAACTGGACCCGGTCGGAGAAGATGACGAGGCGGTCGTCGAACGGGATGGCGTGGCGAAGTGTGGTGACGGCCGGATACCCGCTCGTGACGTCTATCGGATCGGAATCCAGCACCGCCGTGACCGTGGTCCGCCAGAAGTTGAAGTACTCGGCGGACTCGGACAGGACCACGCTCTCGCCCGCGAGGAGCCCCAGCCGGCCCCGGAACAGGAACACCTGGTTGATCTTCTCGCCGACGAAGGAGGGGTCGGGGTTGGACGTGGTGTCTCCGACCTCGCGGTCCGCCCAGGTACCCTTCTGGAGCTCGAAGGTGGCGATGCCCGTGGTCGAGTTGACAGAGGTCCGCACCAGCACATGAGGCATCGTGGATGCGTTGAGCTTGTAGGCGACCCCGGGAGCGACCGTCTCGGCCCACGATCCCTTGCCGAAGTCGCCGGCGGACGCCTGGTCGTTGTCGAACTCGACCCAGTAGTTGTCTTCGCTGCCGGACTCGCTGCCGACGATCTCGGTCTTGAACCCCTTGGGGGCAAGCTCAGGCAGCGACTCCATCGAGGGCACGCTCTTGGTCACGAGCTTCAGGCCCCCGCCCCCGACGCCGTCGGTCACGCTCATCACGATGCTGGAAGCGGTCCCCTTGGCGATCCGGATGGCGTATCCCGACCGGGACTTCGTGGCACCGGTCGGCAGGGTGAGGGCAGTAGACAGCTTGGCGGCGATGTAGGTGGTGTCGGCCTCGGACACGGACGTGAACGATTCCCCATCGACCGTCGCGGTCACCTGGTTGTTCCCGGCTCCGGTCGTGTGGCTTCCGCTGGGAGTCCCGGCCACTGCGTACTTGGTGCTGTACGCCCCCTGTTGGACCCAGATCAGCGACTGCTCGGTCAGGGCCGCGGTCGTCGCGGTGTCCATCGCCACCGTCTTCGAGGTGTTGACGATGAAGGTGTAGTCGGCGACGGTGCACAGCTTGAACACCTTGGACGGGTCCTGCCCGGTGTCCAGGTTGATGTAGTCCCTCGCCCCGGTCGCATAGGTGACGGTCTGGGCGACGCCGTTCTCGTCGAACACCCGGATCTCGTTGTCGGTGACGACCACGACGTACCGCTCGGCGTCGTCCCGGACGATCGTATGGACCTTGCAGGGACCGACCGCACCCGTGACCACGCGGGCGACATGCTCGGTCGGGTACCGCTTGGCCAGCCCGTCCACGACGGAGCTGTAGCCGTTCTCCTGTATGTCACCCTGGTTGGGGAACCGCAGCTGGTCGGGCTGCTGCGACACCCCGTTCAGCATGTTCGGGATGGTCAGGGAGAGCAGTGCCATGGTTCAGCCGATGACTCGGTAGGGGTAGCGGCGGTCGATGACGCGGGAGACCGAGGGGTGGTCGAAGATCGAGTGGTCGGCGGTCTCGCCCTCGTAGTCCTTCAGGGTGGCCAGGGCCATCATCTCGTCACGCAGGGTGAAGGCATGGTGCTTCTCGCTCCCGACCGATCGGTCCTGGAAGACTCGAGCCGCACGGATCGAGATGTAGTGGCGGGCCGCCTGGGGCAGGTCGTCCCACTCGAGTGCGTAGGTGATCTTGGCCTTGACGGGCTCGGTGAAGACGTAGGAGTGGGTCTTCTTGTCGTAGAGCCGCCCGCCCCGGATGGCGACATCGGTCTCGACGGTGTCGTCCACGTCCACCGTGAGAGCGTTCGGCGGGATCGCGATGGATCCGTTCGAGGAGTCGGGCGACATCTCGACCTCGGTCTCGGTGTTGAAGTGCCACCGCTGCGACTGGACCGCGACCGAGATCTCGTCCAGGATGTTCTGGGCCATGGCCACGTCGGCGGAGTTGGCCCCGGTCAGCGAGTTGATCGGGGCGGTGCCCACCGTCCCCAGCATCATGTTGATGGCCTGGAGCTTGGATGTGGTTCCGAGCGGCATGGTCTCTCCGTAGGCGTTTTGGCGGAGTCGTAAGGGAAATAGGGCCGGTCCCACTCAAGGGACCGGGCCCGTTCAGTTGTCAGTCAGGTCAGGTGGTACCGACGGCCGCGTTGTGAGCGAGGACGACGCAGGCTTCGGGCCGGAGCCACGAGCTGCCCATCGCGTACTTGGCGATCATCAGGTGACCCTGGAGCCGCATGTCGTAGCCGGACTCCATCGAGAGGTCCATCAGCTTGACGGTGCCGAAGGCGCTCTTGTGGAAGACCACGCCGCAGACCCGCTTGAAGTTCGCCCCGTAGACGTTGTTCACGCCGCCGGAGCCCGCGGTCTTGGTTGCGCCGTTGGCGTCACCGAGGTTGCGGCCGAACACCTGTCCGGCGATGTTCGACTTCACCAGACGGATGCCAGCGATCTCGGCGATCTTGGCCTCCTGGAACGAGCCGCCGCCGCCGAAGTCGCGATTGATGACAGTGCGACCGTCGCTCGAGTTGATGATGTTGTAATACGTCGCCGGGGTGACGATCGTGAAACGATCCTCGGTCGGGACGTTGTTCTTGTCAAGGGTAGCCGCCGCGGTGTACATGGCGTTGACGAACGAGGAAGCCTTGGAGGTCGGGATGTCACCATAGGTGGTGTTCGTGGCCCCGAAGTCGGACGCGATGAAGGACCCGGCCGGGTTGTCGGCCACGCCGGCACGAGCGGTCAACACCTGTCCGTCCGTGCCACCGTAGGTAGCGCCGGTGAGGCTCGCCACCGCGATCAGGTTCTTGTCGAACGTCTTGGCGAGGGCCCGGCCAAGCTCGGTCGAGTAGATCGAACGCACGTCGTAGTGGTTCTTCATCTCGTCGAGCTTGTCTACGAACGTCGAGGCGAGCAGGAGATCGTCGATCGCGATGAGCCGCTCGTTGTGCTTGATCTGGTTCAGGTACGAACCATCGACGGCGACGTCGTCGCCGGGCGTGTGGTAGCTGGCGGTCGCGACGCCGGTCACCGGGAACTGGGCCGACTTGCCCGAGGTGATGGTGCGGATCGTGTGAAGCGGCTTCATCACGGTCGCGGTCTCGAAGGTCGTGAGGACCTCGCCCGCGAAGAGCTTGAGGAAGAGCGCGTCCTTGGCGTTGGCGGCTTCGGCCTGGCCAAGGAAGCTGACGGTGGAAACAGACATGGGAAAGACCTTTGTGAGTGTCTGCGAATGGGAATGGACAACGGTGCCGTCGCCGATGGGCTACAGCGGACCTGCCGCGGCTAGGTCCCGGTCGCTTGCCGGTTCAGGCGTGAGGGGTCAGCGGTCCGCGCCCGCGGGCGGGGCATATCCGGCGTACCACCCCACGGGGAGCCGCACGGAGTTGGAGGACAGCTCCCACTGGGAGCCGTTCCAGTAATAGACGCGGCCCCGGACGTCGGGGCCGAGCCTGACTAGGTCATGGTCGGTCGGGTGGACGAACACCACTCTTTTTGCTTCGCACCCGGTCAATGAAGCGACGGCGAACGTCGCCAGGAGCGGGGCGAGCATCCTGAGCTTGTACAGGTTTGCTGGCATGGTCAACAACCCGACCGACCACGAGTTCGAGAATCCATCTGGCGAAGTTGACGATCCAGATCACTTCGGGAGTCCGGTGACCGCCGCGTCCTTGGCGAACAGCCCGGTCAGGCCGGCGGACAGGATCGCCAGGGCACCGGCGGCATCGGCCACCACGGGGGCGTCGATCCCGGTGAACTGGCAGAACAGGAACAGCAGGCCGGACACGATGGTGACGATGCCGGAAGCGGTGGTCTTCCAGCTCTTGTTCTTGTCGTTCATGGGTTCCTTTCAGATGTTGGAGACGGCCATGCGTCGCTCGACGTCGGCCCGGTACGCGGGGTCCTTCTGGTACCTCGGGTCACGCATGGCCTCGACCAGCTCGGCGGAGGACCGGAACCCGCGGGCACCCTTCGAGGAGGATCCGGTCAGGGTCTGCGGTTCACGCGACGACTGGAACCGGGCTTGGAGTCCCTTGACGGCGAACATGACCTGGTTGCGGTCGCCGCTCTCGACGGCTGCGTTGTACGCCTTGACCTCGTCCTCGCTCAGGTTCGACCCAGCCCACTCGGTCATCTTCCGGTAGGAGTCGGCGCCGCCCACGGAGTTGAACACTTCCTGCTGGGCCCGCTCGGCGATCGCCACCTGGCCGGCTATGTAGGTGTCCACGAAGTCCTTCGGGTACCCGAGCTTCTCCAGTTCGCCGTAGCTCTGGTCGCTGAGCTTGCCGGCGGCGGAGAACTCCTCGGAGAACTTGGACAACCTGTCCGCCGGGCTCTTGGGTTCCTTCGGCGGGTCCGGGACCTTCAGGTCCTTGGGAGGATCGGCCTCGGCGGGAGCGGTCTCTGCCTGCTCCTCGACTTGCGGTTCCGGTGCCGGGGCGGCCTTCTCGGCGGCGGCTTCCTGGGTGACCTTCGCGGCCTCCTCGGGAGTGATCTGGACGGTTTCGACTGAGGTTTCCATGGTTCCTTACTGCTGCGCCTGCGTCATCATCGACGCGGCATTCGCGAGCTGGGAGGGATCGAGGGAGCCTTCCGTGACCCCCTTCGAGATTGCGTTGATGGCGGGTCCGCCGAGCTTCTGGGTCATGGCCATGGCCTGCTCGTTCTGGGCCTCGGCGGCCATGTCCTCCTCGGTGCGGACCAGCCCCTTCGGGTCGATGCCCAGGGCGGCCGCACGGCGGGCCATGTACTCCGAGACGTTCACGAAGCGGGCGACGGCCTCGGGCCCGAGGGTCTGCTGGATGCCGGCCAGGAAGGCGTCGAGCTTCTGGAGGTCGTTGCCCCGGCCGAGGGCATCCACGCCCGTGACGATGAGCGGCTTGACGTACTGCTTCGGCACCTTGGGGAGCCGCTTGGCCTTGCTCATCACGTCGAGCAGCCGGTTCACCAGCGGGAGCTGGAACTCCTGGCTGAGCACCGAGTAGATGCCGCCTAGCTGCCGCTCGACCGCCGCCGTCGTGAGACGGACTTCCTCCGCGGTAACACGCTCAGCATCGCGAATAGTACTTTCCGCGAGGAGGAAAGCGTAGTTGAGCCGCTCTCGGATGGCACCGACAGTCTGAAACGCCACACCGAGATCCGCTTGCTTCTGAACTTGAACGACCGTGACATCGGTAGCCATGCCCTCCCGGATCGCACCGTTCGGGCTGCGAGCTAGGACCTCGGGACGGGTGAGCCCGTTCGGGTTCACCAGGAACAGGACCTT